CTACTACGTGGCACCCACGTACCGCATGGCCAAGCAGATCGCTTGGGTGCAGCTCAAGCAGATGGTCCCCCCAGAGATCTTCTCCCACAAAAACGAAACCGAGCTATCCGTTCACCTCGCCAACGGCAGCACGATCTTCCTCAAGGGTGCCGAAGATCCAGATCGCCTCCGTGGCGTATCCCTCTCCGGCTGTGTCGTCGATGAAGCCGCCTACGTGCGGGAAGACGCCTGGACAATGGTGCTCCGCCCTGCTCTTTCCGATCAGCAAGGCCCGGCCTGGTTCACCACCACACCAGCCGGCCTGAACTGGTTTGCGGAAGCCTGGGATGCCGCTGACGACGACCCGGACGCCTCCACCTTCACCTTCAACACCCTGCAAGGCGGTCAGGTCAGTGCCGACGAAATCGAGGCGGCACGCCGCACTCTTGACTCACGCACCTTCTCGCAGGAATACGAGGCTTCCTTCGTCAACCTCGTTGGCCGTGTGGTGCCTGACTTCAGCGATGACAACATCCGCGACGACCTAGCCGACCTTGGCGGTGAGCTGATCGTCTGCGCGGACTTCAACGTCTCACCCATGCACTGGATCATCGGCCAGAAGGTTGGCGATCAGCTGCATTGCTTTGACGAGATCCATATCCGCGAGACCCATACGGATGAGGCTGCCTCCGAACTGCTGCGCCGCTACCCCGACCGCACGATCCGCGTCTACCCCGACCCGACTGGCCATGCCCGCAAGACTTCGGCAGGCGGCAAGACCGACCACGGGATCCTCCGCAGCCGTGGCCTTTGGGTCTCAGAAAACAAGCGCCCGTACATGCAAGACGACAAGCGCAATGCCATCAACGCCATGGTCTGCGATGCCAATGGCAACCGGCGTCTGTTCATCCACCCGCGCTGCAAGCAGACGATCAAGAGCCTGCGCAACCTGACCTTTAAGGAAGGCACCAACATGCCAGACAAGGATGGCGGCTGGGACCACGGCTGGGATGCGCTGTCCTATGGCGTGATCGGTGTATTTGACCCGGTGCATCCCTGGAAGAGCACGACTGGCAAGGCGGTGCGCGGCGTGCGGCTGTACTGACTGGCGCTAGCCACGTCGATAGGCTAGTGTTGAGCAGTCGGGCAACCGACGCACCATTTCATCACTGCCATGACAACCACCCTCGCGTGGGTGGCGGTGATCCTGCTCTTCCCGCTCATCCTCCTGCTCTGGGCTACTGAGTCCCAGCAGCAGCGCATCCGCCGTCTGCACACTGCAGGCCTGAGCCAGACCAAGATCGCCAGCCGCCTCAACCTCTCCCGCTACACAGTTAGGAAAGCTCTAGCCGCTCCGTAAGCCATCGGAAACCTAGCCCTAGAGTTTGCCTCCCTTATGGCCCGTTCCTACAAGCGCGACAAAAACGGTCGTTTCGCTGGTGGCGGCGGTGGTGGTGGAGGCGGTGGTAAAGGCGGCGGTGGCAGCAAAGCTGCATCCACTCGTGCTGCCAATACTGCTCGCGCTAACGACTTGCTAGCCAAAGGCACCACGGCCATCGGTGGTCGTGTGAAGGCTTCAGGCTTTACCGGTGGCAAAGGTGCTCAAGAGCGTGCTGGTGGCTTGCGCAGCAGCTCTGTAACTGGCTTGAAGTCCGGCAAAAGCACAGCAGGTGCTGGCACACGCTCAGGTCTTAAGGCCAATGCAGCGCAAGTTGGCACAAGTCGCTCTAAAGCTGCTTCCAAAGGTGCCACCAAGATGAGCAAAGCTCCAGCTAGCGCAGCAAAAGCCCGTTACAAGGAATTGAGTGGTGCTGCTCGCAAAAGCTCGCCTTTTCGTTCCGCAGCAGATAACCGCAAGGCTGCTGGAGCCAAGCGCAGTCTCAACACCATGATCAAAAAGCGTGGTCGTTGAGGTTGGTAGTTAGTCACTGTTCTTAGGCCTGTTGCTGTGCATACCCTCGCTGCCACCACCAACCTGAACCTTGCCTTGACCACCATCAAGGATCTGCAGGTTCACGATCCTGGGATTCCGTGGCAGCGCATGGAGCCTCGCTGGAGGCTGATTGAGCAGCTCAGCCTTGGCACCCTCGGCATGCAAGCTGCAGGCCGTCGCTACCTGCCGCAGGAGCCGAAGGAAGACGACGACAGCTATCAGGCCCGCCTCGCCCGTTCGGTCTGCCCGCCTTACACGCTGCGCCTAGAGCAGATGCTGGCCGGCATGCTCACCCGCAAGCCGGTGCGTCTGGACAACGTGCCCGACGTGATCCAGCAGCACCTCTATGACGTGGATCTGAGCGGTGCTGACCTGAACGTCTACCTGCAGGATCTGGCGCGGAAGTGCATCCGCTACGGCCACGTCGGTGTGCTGGTGGACTTCCCTCGCGGCGATGAGGGTGATGACACCCCTGTCACGGACTTCAGCCGCCCGTACTGGGTGAGCTACACGCCCCGCGACATCCTCGGCTGGCGCACCGATGTGGTGAACGGCTCCCAGCAGCTGACGCAGCTGCGCCTGCGCGAGCAGGTCGTCGTGCCCTACGGCGAGTTCGGCGAAGAGCTGGTGGAGCAGATCAGAGTGCTCGAAATCGGCCGCTTCCGTCTCTACCGCAGGCAGGCTTCCAAAAACCGCGACTGGGAGCTGATCTCCGAAGGCACCACCACCCTTGACCAGATTCCCTTCGCGGTGGCCTATGCCAACCGCACCGGCATCCTCGAATCCACCCCGCCCCTAGAAGAGGTGGCCTGGCTGAATCTCAAGGCCTACCGCTGCGAATCCGATCAAGCCAACATCCTCCACGTCGCTGCAGTCCCCCGTTACAACCTTTTCGGCGTGCCTGCCGAGGTGGATGAACTAGAGGCTGGCCCCAACTCGGCCATGGCCTTTCCCGTGGATGCCCGCGCTGAGTTCACCGAACCCACCGGCACCAGCTATCAAGCCCGCTTCACTGAGCTGGACCGCATCGAGAAGCAGATCGCGGAACTGGGCCTGGCTGCTGTGCTCGGTCAGAACATGACCAACCAGGCGGCCGAGTCCAAGGCCATTGAGCGCAGCCAAGGTGATGCTGCCCTGCAAGCGGTCGCCATCGGCCTGCAGAACCTGATCGACAGCTGCCTCCAGTTCCACGCCGCCTACCTGAACCTGCCCACCTCCGGCAGCAGCATGGTGAACAACGACTTCGTGGCCCGCACCTTGGAGCCCGCCCACGTCGCCGAGCTGATCAAGCTGCGGATGAACGGCGACATCACCCAAGAAACGCTCCTTATCCAGCTCGCTGACGGTGAGTGGCTCTACGACGACTTCAATGTGGATGCCGAGATTGAAGCCACGCAAGCGCAGCAAGCACAACGCTTGGATGCACAAGCCGCACAGCTTGATGCCAACCTCCAGCAGTTGAATTGAACCGCTAGCTAGCGCTAGTTATACTTTCAGCGATACATCGTTTGTTGCTGTTTTGTCTGACGATCTCGATCAGCAAGAGTCACCGAGCCAATCCTCGGTTGATGCTTCTGCGCTGCAGTCGAAGATTGAGTCTCTGATCCAGCACAACCAAAAGCTGGAGCGCCAACTCGGCCAGGCCAAAGACAAGCTGCGGGCACTGCCGGATGGTGTGGACGTTGATGGGCTGATCAAGTTCAAACAGGAACACGAGCAGGCGCAGCTGGAGCAACAGGGCAAATACGCCGAAGCACGGCAAGCCCTTGAAGCGCAGTTCCGTGAGCGCGAATCACAACTGCAGCAGCGGCTGGAAGCCTTGGAAGCGGAAAACCGCGAGTTGAAACTGATTGGTCCTGCTGTCGCCGCACTAGCGGACACGGTGCATGACCCCGATGAGGTGATTCGCCTGAAGCTCAAGCCTGAGCAGATCGAACGCGAGGCCGATGGCACCGTTGTGGTGGTCGATGGCTATCAGCGCACGCCCATCAACGACTGGGCACGCACGAGCCTGCCGCAATACCGCCTCAAGGCACCCAAGCCCCAAGGCACCGGCGCACCGGTCGGCCGTAGCGGTGGCGGTGGTGAGCTACCGGCTGGCAGCAAGAACCCCTTTAGCCGGGAGCATTACAACCTCACCGAACAGGCTCGCATCTACAAGACCGATCCTGAGTTGTACGCACGCCTTAAAGCCGCTGCTGGTAAGTAACACGCAGCGGAATACTTAGAGGCAACGGGTAGCTGTTGGCGCCCTGAATGGCTGTTGGCCGCCTTTGTAAACCCCCAACCTGGAGAACACCATGGCTGCCACTGTGCGGTCGGACATTGTAATTCCCGAAATCTTCACGCCCTATCTTGAGGAGGCCACCACCCTCAAGAACGCCTTCATCGCTTCTGGCGTTGTGCAGCCCCTTGAGGCTCTCAATGCCGTTGATGGTGGCGACTATGTAAACGTTCCCCACTTCGCTGCCAACCTGAGCGGTGATGCTGAGGTGCTGAGCGACTCCGGTTCGCTGACTCCCGGCAACATCACTGCCGATAAGCAGCGCGGCGTCATCCTGCACCGTGGTCGTGCTTGGGGTGTGCGTGAGCTGGCCAAGCTGGCTGCTGGCGCTGATCCCATGGCTGCCATTGGCAACAAGGTGGCCTCCTACATCGCCTTCCAGCAGCAAAAGGATCTGCTGGCCACCCTCGCGGGTGTGTTCGGCGCTGTCGGTTCCGCTAACACCGGTGCTGCCTTCATCGACCTGACCTTTGATGCCGGTGGTTCGGGTGAAACTCCCCTGACGCCACGCCATGTGGCCAAGGCTCGCGCACTGCTGGGCGATCAGGGCGACAAGCTCTCCGCCATCTGCATGCACTCCGCTGTCTATTACGACTTGGTGGAGCGCCGCGCCATTGACTACGTGACCGCTGCTGAAGCTCGCGCCACCGCTGCTGCTTCTAACGCTGCCACCCCTGATGTGTTTGCCGGCTCTGTGGCTGGTGCGTTCACTGCGGATGACAGCGTGCCCTTCTTCATGGGCATGCGCGTGATCGTCTCTGACGATGTGCAGACCTCCGGTTCTGGCTCCAGCAAGAAGTACGCCACCTATTTCTTCACCCCCGGCGCTGTGGCCTCTGGCGAACAGCAGGGTCTGAAGACTGAAGTGGACCGCGACATTCTTGCGCTGGCTGACTACATGGCCGTGTCTTGGCACAACTGCTTCCACCCCATTGGTGCGCAGTATCAAACTGCCGGAGGCGCCAACCCCAGTCAGGCAACCTTGGCCACTATCACTAACTGGACCAAGGTTTATTCCACGAAAAACATTGGTGTGGTTCGTGGAACTGTAACTAGCAACTTTGATTGAGGTTGAACGATGGGATTAACAGGTTTCAACCTGGCCCGTCGTGAAGAAGAGGAGGCTGCTCCGGCAGCCTCTGT